GTTTGTCTTAAGTATAATAGTTTCTTAGATAGCTTTAAATACACATGAACGCGTTCCCCTTAGATGGAAACATGTCTTCTGGTTAAGCGTCGGTATGTATTGTTCTTATCTACATGCAGTGTAGAAACTTAACTGACTTATCCTCATTCAGAACAGGTGATATCAAAACACCTTACATCTATTAAGATTTTCCTAACTTTTTACCATCTTTTGTGGTTGTTTTTCCGTTTGGTTACATATCTCTAAACATTTAATATAAATGGGTATTCTCCTAAGCAATTACTTTACCATCACCTTGCTACTTTAATATAGAGTGAGTAAATTCAAATGGGATACCAAATTATGTTAATAAATCTGTGGTAGCAGAGCAATCCGTTAATGAAATAATTCTTACTTCATTTTTAATTTAATCGGTATCTCTTACTAAATCCATCGAGGTTGCATCCATAACTAACAAACTGACTAATGAATGCGCAACATATTTCTCGTCTTAATCTTTTAAAGTATTTTACAAAAGACTCATGACAGTTTTATGTAAACAATTAGAACCCTGAGGAGAAGCTATTAAAGCTACGGGTTTGTTTCTAACGTTGTATATGAGGTGTAAACTCTCGCCGATTGCTTACTAGTAGTAATCAGACTCTATCCCAACAAAGATGATATCTGCTCCTTGGTTAGGATTATTGGAATTAGCTAATTTCAATAAAATGTAACTTGGTAAAGTCTCAATTTGACGTGTTTCTGTCATCAAATTTTTCATACTTTAAGTTGTTAATTCCGTAAGTTCCAACTTATTTTAAGTATTTTAGCGTGTTATGTCATTCATAAATAATCTTTTGAATAAAACACGAGATTAATCTCGTTGTTCTTTCAACTGTCCATCTATACATATGGCGTTTTCCAAAGCCAACAGTTAATTATTTACGCTATTATTATCTCCGACAGTTTATATGTCCTTGGAAATAACTCCAATATCTTTGGTGGATATTGTTCTCACGGGTTTTTTATACATCGAAGAAGTGGGTTGATATTTTTCCTTCTTCATTAAAACCCTTTTGGATTCAGTCTGAACTTTTTGTTTCCTTGACTTAATCCATAATTTAGACTTAACGACCTAATTGTTCTGATCTTCATCTAAATTTTTCTAACGTTGCAAATTACTTTAATT